CTAAATAGAACTAATTGCCTTTTCAAAATATGAAACGGCTTTTTTCTCATTCTCTTTTGATAAGTGACTATAAATATCCATAGTCATAGAAATAGTAGAATGACCTAGTCTAGTTTGTAATTCTTTGTAAGGGATCCCTGAATTGAGTAATAGGCTTGCGTGTGTGTGGCGAAAGCCATGAAAGCCTATATTTGGGACACCAGCATTTTTAAAATGAGTTCTTAACCTTGTTTGGAGTGTTCTGTTATTCGGATACTCATGTATAAAATCAGAAAAAACAACTTTTTCAGATCTTCCTAGCTTCCAAGCTTCTTGAATTTGCATTCTTTGATAAGCTTTTAGCATGTTGACTGTCTGCGAGTCTATACTAATATCCCTATAACTTGCTTTAGACTTAGGACTATTTATTTCTTGCTTATAGTTAAGTGTCTTAGTAATATGAATAATAGCATTATCTAAGTCAATATCTTCCCAGTTAAGAGCAAGAGCTTCATTTATACGGCAACCAGTGGCTAATAAGAACTTATATAGGGTTAATTCATAGCTATAACGGTATCTATCCAAATCTAAGTTATTCATATAGTCAAGGAATTGTCTTAACTCATGGTTTTCAAAGTGCTTAACTTTTTGTCTTTTTGATTTTTGTGTGTTGCGTGGTAGGATAACTTCACGCGCAGGGTTGAAGGGTATCGCTTGCATTACTACTCCATATTGCAAAATACGCTTATTCAATGCGTTGATTTTATCGTAATGAAGATATGATCCTTTTTCCCCTTTGTTAGTCCTATCCGCTAGCTTATTAATTATGCTTTGGATAAGAGGAGTAGATAGTTTACTAAGCTTATAGTCTCCAAAAAGCGGTAAGATATGATTATATAGCAATTTGCGCGTGTTATCTTGGGAGTTTGGTTTAACAGTATGCTTGTAACTATCCCACCATAATAAGGCTAGTTCCTCATATTTAGTTATTGAGATAGCTTTATGTCGACTACCGCCTTTATTTTTAAAGTCACTTTCTGCGAGCTTAATATTATTTTTAAGCTCTTTTTTTGTCCTACCCGTTACTTTGGTAGTTACTTTTTTACCAGTTATCTTGTCAACACCAAGATAAATACTAGCACGATAGACGGTAGATCCGTCTCTTTTTTTATGTTCTGTTATTTTCATATTGATACCTCTTCTAACCACCGCAGGCAAGCTAAAAAGATTAGAGTAGGAGTACAAAATATGTTAGTTATGATTAAGAATCTTACGACTTATGATCCCAATTTTAGAATACTATTTTTCACCTATTTCAAATGTTTTAAGAAGATTTAGAATCGAATCTCGTTGCTCTTTATTCATTAAAGACCATAAAGTAATTATCAATTGGTATTCTTCTGGTGCTACAGCAATCATCCTAAGAAAGTCATCACTTGCCTGATACATCAAGTCGGGAGCAGACTTATAAGTAATATTGTTTAATTTCAATCTTCCCATTTTTATTAAGAATTCATCATTTTCAGTTGTATAGATTGTATCCTTAAATTTTTTACTATATAAAAATTCTTTATCATTTTGTTCGATTGATGAAAAATTTGTGTTTACAATATTTGTTTTACCCAATAAATAATTTACATCTACAGAAAAATAATCGGCTATTTCTTGAGCTAGTTCTTTACCAAAGGTAATATTGTCCTGTGTTTCCCATAATTTCCAATAATCTAAATCTTCTATTTTGAGGTCGTTACAAACTTTTTCTATTGTTAGTCCAGAATTTAATCTTAGTTGTTTCAGTCTACTTCCAACTCCTAAGTTTGTATAACCAAGTAGATATCCTACTGTCACTTTGAAATAGTCAGCTAACTGTTTAGCTTTGTCAGGTTTTATTTGTTTTCCTTTTTCCCAATAACCTAAAGTCCTTTTAGAGATATCTAAAATATCTGCTAATTCTTGTTGAGTTAGATTTTTTTCTTCACGTAATTCTTTAATTCTATTCATAATCGACACCTTTCATTTTTATTGTAACACGGTTAAAGCGTATTAGCAAAACATTGTTGCAATTTTTTTGCAATAACTAATTGACTTAGCAATTTTTTTGCTATATAATACAAATACAAAATAAAAATTGCAATTTTTTTGCTATATCAGAAAGGGAAATTATGCTAATTACTATTGAACACGCTGAAAAAGTTAGAGTGAAACGCGGACGGTTAAATTTAACTAAAACCGAAACGGCTAACCGTTTAAATGTAACTTCTCGCACACTAAAAAAGATTGAGCAAGGCGATTATGATGCACCTAGAAAAATCTATGCCAGTGTTATGAACTTCTTGATTGAAGACTAGAAAGGCTATCTATGGAGTTAGTTTATTTAGACGGGAAGAAAGAGCCCTATACACTTTCAAGTATCATTGCTGAATGTGCTGGTATAAGTCATCATGCAATACAAGAACATATCCGAAAACACAAATCTAGGTTAGAACATTTTGGAATAATAGCATTTGAAATGCGACCTTTACCAAGTGGTCAACGTACTAAAGAATATCTTTTAAATGAACAGCAAGCAACCCTACTCATTACATTTTTAAAGAACACCGATCAGGTAGCAAACTTTAAAGAAAACCTAGTCAAAGCATTCTTTGAAATGCGAGAGGAACTTACTCAAATTAGGTTACAGCGTTCTCTTGAAGCACCAAAGCGTAAAACTCTTAATGAAGCTATCAAGACATGGGAACACGCGCCTAAAATGGCTTATCCGACTGTATACAATCTATTGCTTAAAGCTGTCACTGGTAAGAACAGTAAGCAATTAAAAACAACCAGAGGCGCACAATCTGGCATTGACTGTTTAAACTCAATCGAGCTAGCACAATATACAGCCCTTGAGGATATGGTTATCGCATTGATTAATCTTAATTTCACTTATCACGATATTAAGACAATTGCATTAAATAAAACGCTACGATGCGCGTGATGAAATGGAGGTGGCAAAATGGCATACTTACCCGAAGAGAGGGAAACGGTTATCACTTATGACGAGTTGTCCAATAGTTGGCAATTTGAAAGCAGTGTCCGCCGTCATATCACAAAGATATTAAAACTAAAGGAAGCCTTTGAGAGTTTAGATCAGGAATTTGAAAATGATAACTGTATCTATGTAAGAGCAAGACTTACAGACCTTGAAAATTTTTCAGTCAATCCGTTTGTTAAACAAAAAAGAAAAATGACTGAAAAACAAAAGCAAGAACTTGCTGAAAGGTTGAAACGCAATTTAAGCAGAAATTGACCGATAAAATAGGGCGAATTACAACCTAAACAATATCGGCAAGGTATTTATATACCCAGAGTGAACAAACTCCCAAAATGTACATGGGAGCAACAAAAAAAGCCTTTAAGTTTGGCGACTGACAAGGCTTTAAAATATGAAAATAAAAAATATAAAATCCACCGCAGGCAAGCTAAGAGGGATTAGAGATATTTTTATTACTTAAATCATAACATATTTGACTAAATTTGACCATACGAGAGGTAGCTAACCTTAAATAGCAATGAATAACTAAACGTAGGAGAACCATACAATGAAAAAAACAACTAATGAAGTATTACTAACTGTTAAGGAATTACAAACCTTTGGAGCAGAACTTAACAAGATGACCAATGAAATTGACTTAGTAAATATTACTATTGAGAGTTTAGAGGTTATCAAACGTAAAGACCCTGAAACTTTCATGTTTATTATTACTAAATACCTTAATACTACTTATGCAATTAATAAGAAGCTATTCCGTAAGCTTGATGGAATTGCTTGCATGTTGCTAAATGCTAATGATGAAAAAGAATTAGAGGAGTTTAGAAATGCTTAATGAAATTTTAGAACACCAACCAATAGATGACAACGCTTTAATTGCTATGGAATTATATCAATCTGGTTTGGCTGAAACTGGTTCACAATGGCTTAGCATCTTACGGGTTTACAACGCAGGTATGATAGCAGGGAAACGAATTGAGAGGGCGAAAAAATGCAAGAACTCAATCTAACAACCGACCAATTGCTGATACTATTCCCTTTCTTAATTTTACTTTTGCTGATCACGCTATCTACACATAGCTATATTGAAATAGACTTACCCGATATTGAACAGAGAACGAACAAAGAGATTAACCCAAATTATGGCGCTTATATCCAAGCACAATCTAAATACCATAACTAGGAGGAAATACATGAGAGAGACAAATATGCCAACAAATACTAAACGAATTCTTAGCCTTATCCCAGTCGGTAAGGAACGAACAATTACAGGACAAGAACTTGCAACCATAACAAAACAGAGTCTGAGAACCATTCAGGCAATTATTAGGCGGTTGATTATTGACTATAATATCTGTATTTGTGGGAGTCGAGATAGTCAAGGAGGCTATTATATCCCTGCTGATGATACTGAACGCTTAGAGGGGGTAAGAGCTTTATATAGCCAACAACAGGAAGAAGAAAAAAGAATAACCTCCCTAATGACCTCTAATCTAAAAGAGCATGAACAGTATTTAAAAGGGGGTGCTTAACATGACTTGGCTATCTAAAGAGGCAGAAAATGACATTAAAAAAGAGGTAGCAATCACAGTTACTACCATTTTAGAAAACTTCCAAAAACCTGAACCGAGAGTACTCGGTTTAATCAGTATGAAAGATCTAAAAAAAGAATTAGACATAGAGATAAAAACCTTACAACGTTGGGAAAAGGCTGGTTTGAAAAGATATCAGGCTCCCATAGAGGACACGCGCAAGGTATATTACAAAGTATCTGATATATTAGCATTTTTAGGAGCTGAATAAATGAGAATATTTTTTAAAGGAAAAATAGTAATTAAAGGAGGCATATTTTGGGAAACAGAAGAATGATCAGTAAAACAGTAACTCAAACCCAAAGGTTCCTTCAAATGCCTCTTGAGTCGCAAGCATTATATTTTCACTTAATACAAAACAGTGATGATGACGGAGTAGTCGAGGCTTTCCCAATTGTTAGAATGATTGGAGCAAATGAAGATAATCTGAAGTTGTTAAACGCTAAAAATTTTATCAGACCTCTAAATGATGAAATGGTTTACTTCATAATTGATTTTTTTGAACAGAATCAAATTAAATCAAACCAATATAAACCAAGTAGATATCAAAGCCTTTTAACTAATAACGAAACAGCTAATAATTTAAGGTTTAAAGAGAAGTTCAAAGTTGGTTCAAATGTTGAACAAGTTTTGAACCCCAATATAAGTCAAGATAATATAAGTCAAGATAATATAAGTCAAGAAAATGAAAGTCAAGAAAAGATAATTGAAGATAGGTTAGTTGAGTCAAAGATAACGTCAAAGAAAGATATATATATTTACAATTTTGACCCTACTCAAGATTTTTCAAAAAATACTAAAATTGAAGACCTTTTAGGGGAAAACTATCTAACAGATCTTTCTGACAATGAATTTATAACAGGGTTAACTTATTATTGTTTTAATAGACAAGCTGACCAATATGAAATAAACACCTTAAAGAAAAGACTCAATACCATTGATAGAAAACTTCTTGAAAAAGCTTATTATCTCGCAGGCTTAAATGGAGCAAATACGTTAGCGTATATAGTTACTATTCTTGATAGGTGGAAAGAACTAGATATCAATACTATTGAGGAGTTAGAAAAACATGAGTACCAGAGAGAACAAGCAAGAGATAATGCTGACGTTCCTTTTTAGCTTTAACTATCAATATGAAGGATTCCCATGATGAAACAAACTAATATTGATTTATTCACTATCCGTACCACTAGCAAGTATAAAGGTTTGCTTGAAGGTACCGCACAATGGTTTAAAAACCTAGAAAGATTTAACGCAATGAAAAGATTATCTGATAAACCTAACACTTATACCTTTACCGCCACACTTCCAAACTATGAACAAGCACAACGAGCAGGAAACGCCCTCATTGGCTTCATGGTCGGTACTTATGATCAATCAGTTATTGATATCACTTATTCTGGTAACGGTGGCATGGAGGTTGAATACGCGAGTGATAAAGACCTGACAGAAAGCTTTGAGCGGATTACAAACTCATTTAATCATACTCAGGTAGCCAATAACTTTGATGATGATTATATTAGCCAGCGCGTGTTTCAATTACAGAACATGGATAAGCAAGACATGGCTGAATTACTAGCTAAGTACGAGCTAGAGCTAATAGATCATGCTGATAGATTATTGAGTGATGATCCTTTAGAATTCGATAGTATGCACGGTTACGAAACGATTGAACTATTAGGTCATGAAGTCATTAACCTAGTCAATCACCTAGATATTCATAACGAATTTGACGGTATTCATGACTATGTTATCAATCAATAAGACATTAGAGGGTGTTCCCCTCTTTTGTCGCTTATCTAAATAGTTTTGGGTTGTTTCAATAGTATTAGAAAATATGAACTTAATCACAATAGAAAATATTATTAAGCCTTTAAAGAAAGTAGGCCGTAGCAAAGCCACAGGTACACTTTTCGATAATCAAATAGAGATAGACCTAGATAGGCTAACATGCGCTTATTTTGGCCAAGAAATAGCTTTAGAGGCCATAAAAGGAACGCTTGGTGGATCGAGGTACTTCTTTATCTGTCCTGAATGTGGTAAGCGTCGCAGGAAGCTTTATCAATCTAAGTCTGGTTTACTTTGTGGCGCGTGTTTAGATATCAATAAATCAACGCTTAACAGAAGTAAAACCGATTGTGTTTACTATTGGGAACTTGCGTTTAAAGAGTGTTTAAAGGTTGATCCTAAAGCAACTCACAAACAAGGTTATTATAGTTGGGAAGATTTTCCAAGCAGGCCGAAACGTATGAAAAGGGTAAAATATTATAAACATCATAAGAAGTTTTGCTATTACATGAATAAAGGTGATAGACTTTGGCTGTGATAATATTTTATATTCGTACTCAATACCATTTTCTTGATTATGTCAATGGAATCACGCGCAACTTAGTCCAAAATAACAGAAAATCAAACATAAAAATTAGTTTTGATATGGTTATATTTGTAAATCGACTAATTCATTTTTCACAAGTGTTTTTAAATCGAACTCCGAGCGAACCACGAAGTTTTAGAAAAATTATTGAAACTTTGTGATTTTTGGGCTGTAAATTCCGAGAAATGCTAAATTTATTTTTGATTGCTAATTATTTGAGATACAAAAAAAGGAATGCATAATACACCCCCTTTAGTCATGAAAAAGTCAAACAAATTATAACATACTTGGAGGTTGTAAATTATGTTTTTACCGGAATTAGATATTAATGCAACAAAAGCGAATGCTAAACGTAAGCTTAGGGAATATCCTCGCTGGAGAAGGATTGCTAACGACATAGATAAACAAAAAATTACAAGCTCATTTTCGTTTGAACCAAGACAAAAATATTCTTCACCAAATAAAGCTGTCGAGACAATAGCTATTAATCGTGTTGATGCGGAAATAGAGCTTGAAGCGATTGAACAAGCTGTTAACGGAATTGATGATCAACTTCTAAGAAAGATAATCTATTTAAAATATCTTTCACCCCAAAAAGTAAGAGATAAAGAAATTTATATGGATATGTTATATTCAGAAACATTCTTTTACAATAAGTTAAGCGAAGCAATTGTTTGTTTTGCGGAAATTTACAGAGGTGGAGAGTTACTTTGTTGGAAAATATAGAGAATGGTATATAAATCAATCACTTTTTAACCCCGAAATTATCGATAAAATAGGCGATATTAGAAGTTGTTTTAAAAGGTGGATAAATATATTAACTAAATCAAAAGAACGGCTGTAAACGTATATTGAATGGGTTATATAGTGCTAGAATTTGCTAAGTAACCATTTCTTATATCGATATTTGCCATAAAATTGAGGTATAATATTGTAAAGAGTTTAAAAACAGAAAGGAAGTAAAATCTATGACTCCAAAGATTGAATTTGGTAAGTGGTATGAAGATGAAAGTATAGATAGTGTTTTTATAGATTTTACAGGTATTCCAGGTGGTTTTGGAGGATATGACGATATTCCCGAAGATATAAAAACTATGGTTTTTACAACAAACCAAGAAAAATCAGGCGACGGCATAATTAATTATGCTGAAGTTATCAACCCAGAACCATTACTTAATAGCAAGTTTGCTGATACTTACGAGATTAATGGTTACAATGTAAAAAAGCTGATAATGGACGCTTACAATGAACAAATCGAGAATAATTAAAGCATAAAGAGAAATCTGAGTGCTTTTAATGGTCAATTGATTGTATAATATATTTACAGAATGAAGAAGTTGAGTACCAATTAAAGCGCGGTTTCTTCATTCTTTTTTATTTTTCAATAATGGAAAATATCGATTTGTTTAATTTATAATACAGTCTAGAGGACTTGATCTATCAATTATCAAAAATAAAGATGAGGTATTAGCTGTATTAGAAAAAGAAAGACGATGCCCCACCGCCTCCACAGTAAACTGCTTCATGGGCGTTAGACCATCGTCCTTCTTTACTTTAATTATACATACTAATAAAATTCATTTCAATCTTAATCGATAAATAAATAGATTATTTCGATTTATCCTTTTGCAAAAAGACACTCTAACGTGTTCGACTGTTTGATTATAAATTAAGTCTTTTCCAATTTTTAATTACTCTATTGTCTTTTTCATACCATGGTGATATGCTTATTTAAAATATATTGTCATCTTTAAAAGACTAGATAAGAAGTATAACAATGAAAAAAAGCAAAATAAAACAATTAAGATTAATTAGAGATATTATATTTGTCATCTCCGTCTATTACTTCATGAAAGCTAATAACTCAAATTTTGGGATATTCTTTGCAATTGGTATTACTGCCTTAATAACTTTAAGGATCCCTTACGAGTATAGGGGTGGATTTCGACACGACCAAAAGAATGTATTCTTTGATAATTTGAGCCCTTTGACAGAAAACTTTATTGAAACTTTTTTTGTTGCTCTCATCATAATGATTATGTTGTTAACATAGTTATCAAAGAAAAATATTATGAAAATAAAGCTCACTAAAGAAAGGTTAAATAGATAAGAAATGGAGGTAAGCATTAATGCTTATTAGTCCAAGTGCTGAATTAGGTAATAGAGTGGAACATCTAAATGACGGCTATTGGCATGTTAAAAAAGAATTTTTAAATTCCTGGACAGAAAGTGATCAGAAACTATTAGATAGTTGTAATCAAATGTTGAAAGATTATCGTTCGGATCGTGCTAAATTTGTATTTGATGAGGATATTGACTAAAATAATGCAACTAATAAAATTAATATGTACTCTTATGATTTAATTAGTTGTTTAGAACATAAAAACCTGTTAACTAATTTTTGAGGTATTACCATGATCAAAGAAAAATATTTAAAGCCACTAAAAGAAATTGCAATTGAGTCTGATTATCTGACAAAAAGAATTAATTTTTTGGAGTCGGCTAGTGATAGTGAGCTACATGATCTAGGGCTTTGTGTAAAATCATTTTTTTCTCCATACTTAGAACGAGAAAACCCTTCGTTTTGGGAAGAATATGCTAAGGATTATGGAATAAGTGCACAAATTACTTCTGAAGATAAAATACGAATGAATCGACTATATAGAGCGTTGGAAAAAAACTCTAACTTAACTGTAGCTGAATTTCTTAAAACTCAAAGACTTAAAGCACAAAGAGAAATCTGAGTGCTTTTTATGATTAATTGACTGTATAATATATTTAAAGAGTGAAGAAGTGAGCCCCCGTTGGAACGCGCTTTTTTCACTCTTTTTTATATTGAACTTTATTAAAAATATGATAATCTAAAAACAGGTCAAGAAATAATTTTAAAATAGATTGAGGTAATCGAATGATAGACAAGTCTGATTACAAAATAAGTAATAACCACAAATTATTTGATAGTTTCTTTTGGGATATCCCACAAAATTATAAAGATGACTTAATAGCCTATTTTACTCATAAAATAGCATTAAAGGACAGCTTCAATAAAAAAGCTATTGCTGATCAATTTAAATATAATACTAATTGTATTTTTGAGGTTAATTCACTATCTGAAATATTAGAGCAGTTAAAGAAAGAGTTATCAGAAAACGATTTGGCTGGCTTCACTTATAGAATGGCTAAATTGAGGTCTCATGAAAAAGCCATGGACTTAGTTTTTTTATCTATGAATGATAGCAAAGAAGACAGCTAGGTGACATTTGTTCAAAAACTGGTATGCTGTAATTAGGAATAAAATACTTACAGCATTGTTAGGATAGATATCATTACTCTGAATGGAGATATAAAAGGAGAAACGATATGAGTTGGATAAAAGGGGTAGCAGATTATGCACTACCTGACTTTACAGCATTAACAGACGAACAAATGCTAAAAATGAATTTAAACGTCCAATTGAATTCTGTATATGAAGTTGAAGCTTTTAAAAAAGAATTGGAAAAACGAAATTTGGTAGAACAACGGAGTGAATACCAAAATAAAAGCTATTTGCACGGATCATAG